TAGACTTTCTTGCTTCTGCTATATCAGTTTCTGACATACGAGGATTAGACGTATAAGTAGATCTAATAGAAGCCCACTCTGGGAACTCGTCTTCAAATCCTCTATAAAAGAACTCTGCAAACCAATTACTCCTTCCCCGAGGAGTAGAAATAAAAATCGCTTTAGAAGAGTCTTTATCTAGTGTTGGTCTAAGTGCTACATTGAAAGCATCTTTACCATCCGCCAGTGCAGCCTCATCAAAGATGATTAAATCATAAGATCTACCTACACAAGAGTCTACTTGATTTACAGACCCCATTCTAACCGTGGAACCGTTAGATAATTCAATTACTTTATCCTTTGCATTATCTTTTACGACTTCTAAATCAAAGTGCTTTATTAAAGTTCTTTGAAGATCAAAGGAAATTTGGGATAGTGCGTAATTAGGGGACATAACTAAAATATTACTATTAGGTACTAAAGAAACTAGTTGTCCTATAATATTTGCTATGTATGTCTTGCCTTGTCTCCTGGATAGTGCTGCTGAAATGAATCTATATTTAGGATTATTAATTGCATTAATAATAGCCACTTGAGAAGCTAACGGATCAATTCCTAAAAGCTCCAAGTAAGGTTCTACAGGGAGCTTTAAGAATTTATGATCTTGTGGATACTCAAAGAGGTAATCTCCAGTTATATCCGTTCTACTTATTTCTATAGTCATTGTCTGCCTTAGTAATTATTGTAAACTAGGAGGAAGAGATGTATATATCTCCACACTAATATCTCCTCTCGTTGGCCATCCTAGTTCTGCCGGATCAATGTCCGGGTAGGTTCCAGTTACTCCATAAGACCCAGCACCTATAACTAGTGGAAAATCATCTTCAGAGAATCCTCTAGTCATATCTTTTCTGTGCTTACGTAGTGTTCCATTAATGTAGAGAAAAGCTCCGTTAGGACCAAACTCATAGACAACCTTCATAGGTGTCCACAATTCAAATAGTCCACGATCACAAAATTGAGTCCCCGCATGGCTTACACAGATTTCTTTTATAGGTTTGGCTTCACTCGTCTGTGCCATAATTTGAAATCCATTATCAGAATACTTATGTGCTCTAGAAACCAGTATCCCTGATTTAGCAACTTGAAACTCAAGAACTATATATCCCTCTGATAATTGGAACGCAGACTGTGGTTCATACACCCAGTCTATAGTCGGCTTCCCTACTCTATTGACCCACCCTGAAGAGAACAAAGGTTGTGTAATTCCATCTACTGTAAAAAGTATAGGCGGGTGTGGTACTGTAGGTGTTCCAGGATCTATAGGATCTTCTGGAGCTACAGGGTCTACTTCTATAGGACAGCCTTCCGGAACAATACTTACTACATTTGACTTAGAAGAAGATTCTCCTAACCTATTTGTAACGTCCATCTGCACGTCATATTGTCCACCACACATCAAAGTCAGTGTTGCAATAGTTTTATGCCCTCCGTCTGGATATATTACAGACTGTTCTAAAACCAGACTGCCCATATCAAAGGCGAAAAGAGTTGCTGACATTATTTTATCAACTTCAGTAATTTCTGACCCATCAGTATTATGAGTCGGGTTCTCCCATCGTAACGTTACCTCCTCCGCTAACACGTTTGAAAAAGGAAGAAATAACAGCAAAATTAAAAGCATTTTCAAGCTAGCTTGCGGACTCCTGTTCCCACACTCTATAGGCACCATACGCTATACCTATAAATGCTACATATTTAACAATCGGAGAAGCCATCAAAGCTAAAACACTTACGCCTATCAAGACTGCTCCGTCCCAGGTTGTTCTTTCGGCCCAACGAGCCTTCAACCATTCCCATATTTTCAATGCTGATCCCATAAAAATCTCCTTATAGAGTTTTAACCTCTCTTTCTTTTTTGAATAGCCTTCAAAGCTTACCTATTATCCCAAAAATAATTTCTTTTGTCAAGAATTATTTTTGTATGGTATAAATTTTTACCGATTCAGACTTTCCTTTAACAGTTACTTCATCTAAATAAGTATAAGGATAATCTGAAACTTTACTGTTTTCCGATATTATAAGAGTAGTTTCGTAAGTCTTACAACTGCTTTCTAAACGAGCAGCGAGATTAACAGAATCGCCGATGACACTATAGTCAAACCTACGGCTAGAACCCATATTACCGACAATACAAAGTCCTGTGTTGATTCCGCATCCCGTATTGATTTCAATGCTTCTTTCGGCCCTGAGAACATTATTTAACTCCTCTAAAGCCGTTCTCATTTCGAGAGCTGCTTTCGTAGCATTTAGTTTATGATATGGATCATCTAGGGGCGCATTCCAAAATGCCATAATACAGTCCCCCATATACTTATCTACAGTACCGCCGTGTTTTAAAATAATATCAGTTTGATTAGTAAGGAATATATTAATAAGCTCTACTAGTTTGTGTGGCTCATCTTTAAACTTCTCTGATATTGGGGTGAAGCCTCGTATATCTGAAAAAAGAAAAGTCATCTCTCTAGTCTCCCCTCCTAGCTTAAGAAGAGAAGGGTCTTTTTGTAGTTTCTTGACCATACGAGGGTCAAGATAGTGTTCAAATTGTTTCTTTATTTGCTGCTTTAGTTTGAACTCTCTTAAGTAGTTTGTAAACGAAGAGATTGCCCATAAAATAATAGCTGCAACTATAGCGAACGAAGGATCTAATAATATCTGCTGTTCTGTGAAAGTTGTAAAAGTATACCAGATAGCACCTGATATAGTAAGTATAAGAGCGGGCAAAGATACATACACTTTAAAACTAAGTATCAGAAGTAATACCAACCCCGCAGCTAAAGCCACCAGTTCCATGTCCTGTGCCCACTGAGGTCTAGAAATATTAGTTCCTGAAATAAGAGTATCAAGTACTGCTGCTTGAATTTCGTGCGGAGCCTTTAATCCCACCGGAGTAGCTACTAAGGTAGAAGCTCCTTTTGCTGTTACGCCTACTAATGCCACTAGACTAGGATTAGGCTTTTCTAAGTACTCCTTCGCAGAAATCATTCTAAACCTAGTATTCCAATTTACCCATATTCTAGCATTTGCATCAGGTTTAATTACAGGGAAGTTCTTATTAATACGGAGTGCTTCTACTCCTAAGTCATTCGATTTTATCGCGTAGGAAGGAGCTTGTGCTAGATTACGTATTACTTCCATAGAAAAAGAAGGATACAATTCTCCTGCTATACTAAATACTAAAGGAACCCGTCTTACTAAACCATCCAGTTCATAAGCAGTGGAAGTTATACCGTTACCTGCTGCCTTAGTCTCTATCTCTGGAACATTATTCAAGACCCCGTTGAAAGAGGGCAGGAAAGCAAGAGGGTCGCTTCCTATAGTTGAAGTTCCTACGTGTGGAGGTTTTCCTCCTATCTTAGAATCGGTTGCTGCTGTAGACACCACTACAAAGTTCATACAATCTGCAAATTTCTTATCTGTGTCATATCTGTCTTTTTCTGGGAAAAGTATAGTAAACCCCGTTACGCCTGAGCCCAGAAAGCCACAGAACTTTTCTCTGGGCCAGGGCCACTGCCCTATTTCATTCAAACTTTCATCATCAATAGATATTAAAGTTATTATATCAGATTCTGCGGGTTCTATAGTTGAGATAAAGTAATCAAAAGTTTTAAGTCTCATTACTTCTAAAGGATACGGATCTCTCGCCTTTAAGCCTAGTAGTGTAAGAATTACTATTATACCTACCATCCACCTCATTGTTGTTTTATCCTTATATAGTTATCTGTGCCTTCATTTATTAGAATATGAGTAGCTTTCCCCTCCGTATCTAGTACAAGATTATACCCATAGTTTCTATTTAATTCCAACCTAGTTGAATTACTAACTTTTTGATATAATACTACGAACTCATTGTCTATAAAAGTATTGATTTGAGTCTTAGAATCATATCCAATAAGAGTTCCTATAATCTCTAATGAATTCTTATCTTTCAGTAAATCTCCCTCTTTCTCTTCTTCTAGTTCTTCGAAGTTATCTAATAGGTCTGTTAGGAAGTCTACATTTAGAAAGTCAATATCTAATTCAGTAAAATCTTTAA